TGGGCGTTTACGGCAACCACCGCGCCGCAGCGGAAGAACTTATCAAAAAGTTCAACGATAAAGCGGGCGTTGAATTTGAGATTGTTGCTGGTGGTGAGCTCCCGGATCAAAGCGGTTACGCGTTCATCGTTGCATAAGGGGGATAATTATGGAACGCAATTATTTTCAGGTTATTTATCGCGGTCGTTGCTATCACATCCGTAACAAGTTTCGCAACCTGACCCGAGATCAACTTGAGTACGCTATTAATCTGGTGAGTGATGGTCACTTCGCTACACTATCAGAAGCGTTAGAATATGTGACCGCTGAGTGACATATACATTGCCCATAGTAACAGTGGGCAATAATATGCACTTCGCATAGTTAACAGAGGAAACTATTATGTCTACAGTATTAAACCAGTCCACTATCACTCGCCGCATTATCGGCAAACGTATAGCCAACCTTGCGACTATCACTGCGGAATTAGAAACTTTCAATAATAACGCGCGCAAATATCGCGTCCGTTGCAATGGTCTTAACGTTTATTTAACTGTATTTGACGACGGTAAAGTTCACGCGGAACTGCATACAATGGGCCGCCTGGTTGCAACCGCATCCACGCTGGTGGGCTTCATCAACCTGTTAAAAAACTGCTAACCTTTCAAATTGTAACGGAGATAAATAATATGAACGCTATCCATGTCAAAGCACTCGCACCGACTCAATCCAAAGGTATGCGCTTCAAAGCGGTCGGTCTCGGTATGTGTGCAATAACTGCAAACGACTACAACCTGAACGGTGAAGCGAACGCCGCTGCCGCGGCCCAGGAATTACTGGACAACTACAACATGCAGAACAAGTCGCTTCAGCTTAAGATACTCGGAGTTGGTACACTTCCAGATAATACCTGGGCGGTACTATTAACTTGTAAATAACTTCTAACTGCATTATACAATCCGCGCCCTGTTGAAGTCCAACGGGGCGCTTTCGTTTTTGTACCCGCATAACCTCCCGCGTTACCCTACTGACCACATATTCCTCACCCATAGCTCCACCATTCGCACCCTAAGAACCTGAATCCCTCTTCCATACATTACCATAGACTCCAATTTAGTCGCCTTATACGCCCTTACAGCGATCCACTCCCTGCTTCCCTGTAAGCGATTTTGCGGCATTTTCGCCCCTCACCGCCACCCTTACACTGATCCAACCATTTAATCGCGCTGCGTGCCCCGTTTTCGCGGCTATTTTCGCTTTATGGGCGACCCGCTACACCGATCCCAGCCACCCAACCTCACCGAAAAGCCACCTTTCACCGAAAAATCCGACATTTATACCATAAAATAGAATCGTTTTCGGGCTACAAAATTTCAAACTCGCGAATCGCTTTCACTTCGAGAGTTACCTCAGCAAAAATCGCTTGCAATCTACTTTTCTTTTGTGTTAGACGCGCGGACGTATATAAAGCAATCTTTCGATTGGTTAGAAAACACACAGTCGTTGCGCAACAAATATTTCTTATATTGCTCGTATATTGTCGCTTAATATACGAAATGAAAGGAGGTAAGTGCATGAAAAATAAGGTAAAAATGTGTGTATGTGTGTATTTATATAAATTTTATAAAGATTTTTTATTTTTGAGTTGTCTACTGACGACCCCCACGAGACCCCTTTATAAATAATATAAATCACTATAAACCTCCCAACTCTCGAAATTTTCCCTTATTTTTCATACATTTCGCTTCGCCGTTTTCGTATATTGCTGAATCTTTATAAATTGTGCATTTTTTCACCGATCTTTATAAATTTGCAATTTCTCACCTTCAGACTGCTGTAATTTTTTGCAAAAGCAAAAACATTGCACATACAAACACCGCAAAATGTCACGGTTGCAAATAGCAAAAACTTTGCATAAATTAAAACTTGGCAACTGAATTTCAAAATTAGCAGATTTATTATCATCAAGGTGAGGTTATGCGGAATCGTAAAATTGAAATAACACATGCACACGTACAAGAAATGTTCGGTTACGACGAACAAATGTACGCCAAAGCGGTAGCCATATTAGAGCAGCACAAAGACAGCCTAAGTAATGTGGTCAAAGCGTGGAAGGAGGCTGGCCTCGTGTTGCGGCCGAATGCGGTCAAGAAGTTAGATGACGGGCGGATGTATATGTGCTGGTCGGCTCCGATGTTGGGAATGATGTTCACTGTTGACATTTACTTCGGGTACTGGTTGTTAGATGTGGATTGCGTGATTCCGCTCGATAAGTACATGCGCAGTAAAGGGTTCAACAGTTGCTTTGACGTGTGTCCTGATACGGAAGGTAACGCTGTTATGATCCTGGGCTTTAAGTGGGTGGGCGATAAGTGTGAAGTTCGGCCGATGCGATACCCGCGTGGTAAAGCGCGTCGTGCGTATATTGAAGATGGTGTTGTTCGTTGGTGTGATGTACAGAAGCGTCGGGTGGGTGCTAACCACATTGCACATATCAAGGAACGCCTCGTTAGACTTCAGACGAATAATAGTGGTAATGTGCAGTTACAGCAAGAATTGCAAGAGCTCATTGAATACATTGATCAGTTTGGAGCGTAAGATGGTTGGCGAACAAGATGTGATTCCTAAGTGGTATCCTGATTATCGTAAGTCAGATACTTTGATGCGTATTCAATTTATCTTAGATCGGCAGACTGACTTTTCGTTGTATTTAAGGGAGGAGCTCCAACAAACGGATATGAAGAATCTGTGGGCTATCAAGAAACGTCTTAGTTTAAGGAAGCATCTTGATGACCTGCATAAAATTATGCAACAACTTATACGGTACAACATCCGTATTAAAGAATCGCGTGATATCTGGAGAAAGTGATGCAAACAGTAAGCAATTCACCTTTATATAAAGCAAAGGTGCGACTTCTTGAACAAGCTAAAAAGGTAGACCCGAATACAAATCCTGATTTACTTGACGCTATTGTCAATGCGATGGAAATCATGGACTCTGCGGACTTTCTGTTCCATCGTGTGTCGCACGTCGCCAAGGCTCTAGGTTACGAAGGTAAAGTCGAAGATTTTCAAGGTGCGTTCGAATACCTTATGCGTAACCGTCAGAAGGCGCTTGTGGTGGATCGGCAATATCAGCTTATCAAAAATAAATCGAAGCTCGAGCGTCTGCTTCGTGAGACTTTGGAACTAGTATCGGGAGGTGAAGATGCAAATTAATCTTACTCAGAAGGCTGTGAGATACTTCGGTGAAGTGTTCTTTGTTCCAGTGTGGGCGAAATACCTTGCTGTTGACGAAGACGGTACTTTAACTGCGTTTGAGAATGAGCCTCAGTGGTGTGAATGTATCGATGGCGATGGTTTTTGGGTATTAACTGAGCCAGGTATTGAAATCGATATCTGTTATAACGTAGACCTGGAAGGTATGGATTTCAAAGAAACGTGTGTTAATATTGACTATAAAGTAAGCGACAATCCACATGACCACACTGAATGGTTCGAACGTATGCGCAAAGATGATTATAAGCGGACATTGAACGGACAATGGACTCCAGCATGTGGTCAACTGAATAAAGAAGGTGATAAAGATGAGTAAAGAACTCCAAACTGCGTTAACACAAGAAGAAATTGATATTCTTCAAACCGACATCATTACTTTGTGCAAGCGTATTAAAGATGCGTATGAAGAAGGATTATTTGATAAGCAATGGAACCAGGAAGTTCAGACAGATGAACAACTGTGGAACGCGTCTACTGCGAAACTTATCCATGACGCATTGATCAAACAAGCTATGGAGCAATAATTATGATTACTGCACGAGAAGCTTCAAAGTTGAGTGGTAATCCCATAGATATAACAAACGATCTTACTATTTTAGAAGGCTTTATTGTCAATGCTGCGCGACAAGGTTATAGAAATGTAAGATTATGCGATATTATCTACGGTAAGCTAGGAATGAAAGGCGGTGTTAACGCAAGGCTTGAACTTGTTCGTAAAGAACTTATTCTTAATGGTTATACAGTGGAATATGTGAATTATTCAGGTAACGTTGATTTCAATATTCCAGATCATACAACAATTATTTCATGGTGATTAAAATGATTACAGCACAAGAAGCCCGCACAAATAGTGAAAGTCTGGATATCACTGAATACACTAATTATCTTCATAATTGTATTACTAAAGCATCCACGGAAGGTGCAGATCATATTAAACTGGTTCATCGCCCCTATAATGAGATCGGCAGTCCTAACAGTCGTCCAGCAATGAGGAAGGTGACTGAAAAGCTGGTTTCGCTTGGATATAAGATTAAATATAATAAAGCAGTGAGCCAACTGGATACTGCGAGTGTAGAAATTTCATGGTGATTATAGGGTAAGTTATGTTAGTCAAACTCGTTGTCGATGTTAAGTTTGAAGAACCAATTAAAGGTCAGACTATCCATACTTTGGAAATTGGCTCTTTTAATACAGATAAATTAATCAAAGGAAAGATACCTGCTTTAGATTTACCGTGTGATATTAACCACAGGCTACCAGTTGAGTCAACGGCTAAAGTCCGTGGAAATGGGCGTATTTTATCTTTTTCTGATTCTATGGAGGATTGGGCGGATTTAAAATTTGTTGTCAGCTCCCGCATATTGAATGCACAATGTAAAACGGATTCGGATAATTACATGCAATATTTTTATCCGAGAATAATGTTCAGGGACAGAATTACTATCTCTAAAGAACAAGTAACGTGTAAACCTATCACCTGTCGTTGGGTCTTAGTACCATAATTTGCAGGGGGGTTAGCCCCCTGCGATCCATCAGTATATACTAGGTGTGTCCTAATGGATCGTAGGAGAATAACATGTCAGATTTAATTATCATTCACTATTATGGTTCAGATGTAGAAGTACCAAAAGACACAAGATATATTGCAACAGATTCTGATGGTTGCGTGTACGCATTTAATAATGACAAGCCCGTCTTTAATGAAAAAGTCGGTACATGGTGTGTTTACACGAATTCTTTTAAGCTGGTAGATGTCAACTTTGATGTTGTACCATCACGTTCGTTATTTGAAATTAATCCCGCTACGTTTTAAGGTAATAACATGCTGGAACTTTTTCCTCAAGAAATTAAACAATACGAACAGTGGGCTGTCTGCGGTTTCCATCCGGGTACATCATCAGAAAAACAACCTTATGTATGGGACGATGATTTAGGGGATATGGTCCCACTTCGTAAAGACGGTAATGATAAGAAACCGTCTAACCTGCATTTACTTATGTCTTTTGAAGATGCTGAACGCTGCATTCGTTATTATAACGAGATTGGCCATAACTTGCGTTTAGGTTTCTATCTACTTCCAAGTGACCCGTTCTGTTGTATCGACATGGACATTAAAGATACCATGTCTGAAATGGAAAAGAAAGTTGCTGGTGAGCGATATAAGAAGATTGTTGAATCGTTCCATAGCTATACGGAAATTTCCAGAAGCGGTGATGGGTTGCACACATGGATTTATTCTATCCCTCAGGCTGGTAAGCGCCGTGATGGTGTGGAAGTGTATTCCCAGTATCGTTTTATTATCTGTACAGGGGATCACTGGGATGTTACTCCTCGCACTGTGTCTGGTGCTCCAGGCAGTGAAAGCGAAGGGTATATCGCTAATCTCATTCATCAACTTATGTCTGAGATGAGTGAGATTAATGAGTCTGATGGCTTCCAAATGCTGGAACTTACTGAAGAAGATTTTAGTAACGACCCATATGCTATGGAAGACCAGGATGTCTATATTCAGTTGTGTGAACAAGAAAACGGAACCTTGTTTAAGCAGCTATGGGAGGGTCGTTGGAGAGCTGAAGAAGTTGATACTTCTATCGGAGAACGTTGTTTCCCTTCTCAGTCTGAAGCAGAGTTTGCATTAATTGACTTTCTTTGCTTTAAGAGTAAGTACAATTTCCAGGTAAGACGTCTGTTCATGTATTCGCCAATGAGTAGTCGTTACGATGATTCCCGTCGTCTGCCTGGTGAAAAAATCAAACGTCCGTATCACCTGGATAGAATGATTCGCAACTACCGCTATGATGCCCATGTTAAATCTATGGGACTTATGCAGATAGTTCAGAATAACGTTAATGCAGCTATAGAGCGCACGGAAAAACTACGTCAAGCAACTACACCAGAACGCCCACCAGAAGAAGTGTTGACCACAGATGGCAATTACACTGAAGAGCAGGCAGACGGTTTGGCTTGGCCTCCGGGCTTTATGGGTGAGGTCGCGCGTAATATGTATAAAGCGAGCTTGTTGCCTATTAAAGACATTAGTATTCTGTCTGCTCTTGCTTTATTTAGTGGTATGTGCGGTAAGGCGTGGAACACAGTCACACGAAGTGGTTTGAATAACTACTTTGTACTAATTGCACGTTCTGGTATTGGTAAAGAAGCGTTTCGCTCCAACATTGAAACTATTCTTTCTCAAGTATCCAATTATGGCGGTCAAGACGGTCAGCAGATATTTGGTATTGAACGTGTCTTGGATACAAGTACATATGCGTCTGACGCTGCATTGCGCAAGGACGTCATAATAGATACGTCCGTTATGTCTTGTGGCTCATCCATTAACTATAAGACTGAAGTCGGTGCATTTTTCCGTAACGGTAAGATGGAAGTTGGTAAAGCTAAAGACATTATGGATGAAATGCTTTCCCTTTATGATAAGGGGCATTTCTACGCTTTCTCAGGGGGTTCAAAGCACTCTAGTAAAGATAATACGACTGCTGGCGGTAAGGTCAAGGCGTATAGTTTTGCAGGTGAAACGACACCAGATGAATTTTACGGGAACGTAGATGACCGTATGATGTCAAGTGGTTTCATGTCCCGTATTATCGCATGGGAATGTACTGCTAACCGACCGTTGATGAATAAAAGTATGCTCCTGGAATATCCAGAAGCAATTCTGCGCACTATTGGAGCTATCTATAAACAAGCTGTGCGTATTATGTCAGGGACTGCTCCATGTTATGTTGAAATGGAAGCAGAGGTACACGAAGCGTTTGATAATCTTGATAATGTTGTTGCGAAGTTCCTGAACAGCGGCAATGATGGTGAGCAGGTGCAAGACGAAGTAATTCGTCAGATGTACACAAGGAAGGCGTTGAAGGTATTGCGTATAGCTTCTCTTCTTGCTGTTGCGGATAACAGTGAACGACCAGTTGTTACTATGGAACATTATCGTTGGGCTGAGTCATTTATCGATCAGGGTAACGAGCGTTTCTTAGAGAAGCGTAATAGTGGGCAAATCGGGTCTACAGATAGTACCAGTCGTGAGAAGATAATGCTGAACTCCATTAAGAAGTTCTTGGATGGGGAAGTTAAAGCTGGTGTATATAAACGGTTTCCCATGTTTAAGGACGCATTTATTGTCACAAGGAGTGATCTATGCACAGTATGTCGCCAGTTCAAGGCTTTTAAACAGACAAGAAATGACAACATCCTACAGGTCATAGACAATACAATCTATGGTTTGATGTCTATGGAAGTTCTTACCGAGATGAGACCAATGGACTTTTCAAATTTCTTCGGCGCAGAGTTTACACCACCGAGAATGAAGTGTTATTTGGTAGACATTGAGAGAATGAACGAAGTTATTAAGTTATAAAAATGGGCGCTATATGCGCCCATTATATTATTCGTGCAAATTTAAGAACCCACATACAACGTATTCAAACATCTCGTCGTAATCTGGTGTTGAAAAATCTCCAACGTGATACTCATCTTTCTCAAATGTGACCACAGTTGAGGATCCCATATATTCGTATCTAATTTTATGAGTGCCATCCGTGCAGTTATGTGAGAATTCCTCTGACTTGTTCATTGCAGTTCTGATGTTTCTTTTTATAAGATCTTGGTGAGTCATTTTGTGTTCCTCCGCTTACAAACTGTATAATACATACTATAGAGCATTTCCTTAGGAATGCAATAGGTATCAAGAATTATTTTACGTCCGAGGGTCAAATGTCCAGTTACAATCTAGCAGCTATTAAAATTGTGTACGGTGCGCTATACCAGGATGAGGAGTTCCCAGGAATTGAGCAGGCGATCAAAAGAATCAAGTCTAACCGTATTGACTCGGAACAACTGTTCGCCTATGCTTTAGCTATAAGTAAGAACGAAGTCCGTCCTTACTATGAAACGCTGTCACGCCAGTTACGAAGTGTAATAGAAGAACGTGACTTAATGCGGCACTGTGGATACACCTTCTTAACAGGTAGAGCCATGCGTGTCAGCAAATAAATGAAAGGAGTTAAAACATGCAAAAGCATCAACCTCTATATAAAGTCCGTCGTCTCGGTGGTGGTCTCTACGCAGTAGAGCGCAATAAACGTTCTATTACAATCGTCAGTGTTAAAGTAGGATCACGTAAATTCTACAGCGTTCCTAATTGTTCACCTTTGTTGCCAACACTGCGCGACGCTGTGTTGTATGTGCTAACTGGTACGTTCTTTTAACTTCCAGTTCACAATTAAGATTTAAGGAGTGGGTGATGGGTAAATTAAAAACGACAATTTATACTAAAAAATCTCTTGAAGGATTCATGCAACATTTGGCTGAGTTGGGTCTGAGTGTGTATGGGCCTTGTATGAAGGATGAGGTCGAGTACCCTTCCTTGATGGACTACAATGTTGATGATATTATCAATCGACGTAAATGTATCCAGGACGATAGCTTATTTTTTGTGGATGATATCACATTAATTGATGATTAGGACACTGGAGAAATAATATGTGTAATAAATGTGAAGAAATGATGACAATGATAGACGAAAGAGTGTTGGTGTCTCTGGCAATCATTGAAGCAGCCCAGAATTCCTTCATGGAAGCCTATCGTTTATGTAAACCAGAATCCTCATTAGATGAAATTGAGAAAGCCTGGCAGAAATCAAACACATGTAGCGTATTAGCTCACCTTATGACGAGCGAAGAACAACCTAAAGAGAATTTACACTAATGCCCAGCAAAATATACAAGGTGTTAGGGTGGAAGCCTTATACTTTTCGCTCAAACTACGACAAGAAAATGAAGTGCATACGATGCCCAAAGTGTGGTCACACTGAGTTTACAGAGACTGTCGTAGATCAAGTTGATGGCTACTATTCGCCTGTATGCGAGTCAAAGATTAATTGTAATCATTGTGGGCAAGAGGTAAACTATTGGGCATATGGTTACTACGAACCACATCATATGGTTGCAGATCGTAGTATGTCGATGCTAATTAATCGTATTGAAGCTAAATTAAGGAGAGCTAGTTTACCATGAGTAAGAAAACCGATATCCGCAATCGCAATGCCGCCATTACTGCTTATCGTATGCGGGAGAAAGGTTTTACTTATAACCACATTGCTGAACATCTTGGTAAGAAACCGCATCAAATTAAATCGCTCATTTTGTTAGGTGAGCGCCTGGAATCTTTAAATGAGGGGACGACACAATGAATGTAACTGTACGCCAGCCTAATAAGAAAGAGAAGGATCTAATGATTGGTTTTACTATGCCTGCTCCGCTTGTGCATATTGGAGCGTTATTACGCTGCACAAACGCGAACACGCGGCGCTTTACGCATAACTCTGTGTATAGAGTACACCGAACTGTACATAACGTCCGTAGCGGCCTAGCTTTGCCCGTGGTGCGTGATGATGACGGGCTGGAAGTTGTCTGCACTTCGCTGTCATTTTCTATGGGCCATTGGCAAAAATGTACGGTATGACCTGTGAATTCTGACGAATTCGTGTATTGTAATCAAACACGTAAACAGGTTAACATTATTTGCGAGAGTGGTTGGTAGATTACCCCTTTTCGAAGGCTGCCTCTCGCTGACATGTTATTATCTATTATATGCTTCGCTTTCGGGGGTACTTGTGTACCCCCTATTTTTTGGATGGAGATTTATAACATGGGAGCTAATCCTCGTACTAAAGGTCAAACAGGTGAGCGTGAAATTTGTAAATTCTTTAATGATATCTACGAAGAAGTTTACGCCGCTCTTGGAATGACTTATCCAGAAAAGCCCATAGCACAACGTAACCAAAATCAGAGTGCTGTAGGTGGTTGTGATATCACAAATACCTGTTTCTATGCGGTAGAAGTTAAACGACAGGAGCAGCTATCAATTAACACATGGTGGGCGCAGTGTGTTAAGAGTGCATTGGAAGCAGACAAGTTTCCAGTTCTTATGTACCGTCAAAATAAAAAGTCCTGGCGCGTAGTCCTGTATATGAACCCTATCATGCTTTTCGCTGATGAAGCGAAACATCACAAAGAAGATCCCCCAAGATGTGAAATATCCCTGGAAGATTTTCGAATGATCTTTAAATCACATGCTTACGAATACATTAAGAGAAACGGCCACGCTTAGGAGGTGTAAGAAGTGAGTAGTGAGGAAAGTCCCGTTCAATGATGTGAACGTATGCAACGGGAAGCTGAAACTGGTGAGGACGCTTATCGTTATTATCAGTTAAAGCAACAGTGGGAACAACGTCTGTCTGATAAAGAGAGTGAAAAACATGACTAACAAAGGCGATATGTCTGATATTATCAAAGATGTAACTGTCAAAGGTACTATTGCGGTTCAAGATGGCGCTGTGCAACAGCTAATCGTGGAGCTCCTTACGGACACTGCTCAAATGCCACGATTTGCCACTCCAGGTTCTATGTGCTTTGATATCTATGCGGATGAACCAGAGCCCGTAACTATCTATGCAGGTCGTGCGTATACGTTCAGCACGGGTATTAAGCTACAGATCCCTCATGGTTATGGCCTGGAAGTTTATTCACGTAGCGGTCACGGGTTTAAACACGGGATCCGTTTAGGTAACTGTACTGGTATCATTGATCATGATTACCGTGATGAGTTGAAGATACGTCTACATAACGACTCTTGTGAACCTTATACAGTCCAGGTTGGCGAACGTATTGCACAGGCTCGTCTTGTGGAGTTGGTTCGTACGCGCATTGTTTCTGGTATTGTAGAAGAAACAGGTCGCGGGGGTTTTGGTTCTACTGGTAAGTTGTAATCATATTTAGGGGTATTTACAAGGAATTTAATTCTAAGTATTATACCCCTACTAGCAAACAACGAGGGCAATAACATGGTCCAGTTACCAGAAATGAACTTAACTGAAGAGCAGAAGTACGAACTCCTTTACAACTGGTATTCTAAGAAAGAAGAATTGGCCAAAGTACAAGCGCAAGAACGCGCACTGCGCCAAAGTGTGGTTAGCGTCTTCTTTCCAGATGGTCTTAACGAAAATACTAACAAGATCAAACTTGATACAGGTGATGACCTTGTTGTAACTCAACCTTATACGCGTAAAGTTGATAAGGCTATCTTTAGTCAAATCCTTCCAGATCTTGTAAAAGCTGGAGTTGACGTCAACGAAGTTACTGAAACTAAAGTAGAACTTCGAGTTGCTAAATACCGTCAGTTAACACCGGAACAGTTGGCAATCTTTGATGAATGTGTGACCACAACTCCAGGTTCTCCACAGGTTAAGATCGCTGTTAAGAAGGGTTAAATGCTCATCACGATAATATCGGATGCGTCGTTTTGTCACCGTACTAAATGTGGAGGCTATGGGATTTGGGTAGCCTCCAAGCGGGGTAAGAAGGCTTTTGGTGGTCCTGCACATGGTCACACGGATAATACCGTAGTTGAATGTATTGCAGTAGCTAACGGTTTATATCACGGTATAGAGGCTGGACTTATCTACACAAACGACGTTATATTGTTTCAGACGGATTGCAAAGCAGCTATCCATATGTTCGAAGGTAAACGTCCACCGAGAGGAGAAGAGCAGCAAATATATAAATGGTTCATGGATACTATCGTTGAGAATAGGCTTAGTTTCCAGTTCCGTCATGTTAAAGGTCATTCAGGTAGGATGGATTCCCGTAGCCTTGCACAAGACAAGTGCGATGAAATTGCGGGTATGCACATGCGAACAGGTAGACGTCGCATGGACTACGATAAATTAAAAGTAGATACAGCAAAATCCGTTATTCCTAAACCGAAAAAAGTTAACATTGAGAAACAGCAATCTTGGGTTAGGAAGTTAAAACTTCTTGTTCGGGAACACACAAAGGTAAATTTCAATGGCTCGATTTAAACCTTATCTAGCAACAGATTGGGATTCAGCTAAACAGAAATATCCCGTAGGCATCATGCCTAAAATTGACGGAGTTCGTGGGATGAAACCGTTTGGGGAGCTTGTTGGACGAAGTCTTAAATCTTTTGCAAATAAGCAGGTCGCAAAGGTATTTGGATCCCCCATCTATGATGGTATGGACGGTGAGCTTGCCGTTGGGAACGAAACGGACTTTGACTTATGTCGCAAGACAAGTAGTGCAACATCTAAAATTGAAGGTGAATACGTTTGGACGTGGCATGTATTCGATTTGTGCGAACCAAACGTTGCACATCTACCGTATAAAGAGCGTTATGATATGCTCAAGAAGTACGTGGACGAATGCCATGCTAACGGCGAGTTGATGGACGTGAAACTTGTACCACTGTATGTGGTCAACAACGAACAAGAACTCCTGGAGTGGGAAAATATTTGGCTTGATATGGGATACGAAGGTGTTATTATTCGTGACCTTGAAGCGAAATATAAATGGGGTCGTAGTACGCAGCGTGAAGGCGGTTATCTCCGCATTAAACGTTTCACTGATGGTGAAGGTGAGATCATTCGTATTATCGAAGGTTGCACCAATGAGAATGAAGCCCAGATTAATGAGTTAGGGCAGACTTATCGTTCAAGCCATCAAGCTAATATGGTTCCAAATGGTATGGTTGGCTCATTTGATGTACGTGTGCTTACAGTACCAGAAGGACTCGAAGATCTTATTGAAGTCGGGCAAGAGATGCGTGTAGGTGCTGGTCGTCTTACGCACGAAGAACGTAAATATTATTTTGAGCATCCTGATGAATTCATTGGGAAGATTTCTAAATGGAAATTCTTTGCTCACGGTATGAAAGACAAATTGCGTATTCCTACGCATCAAAGTTTCCGTGATTCAACAGATATTAGTGAATAATCACGTTTGCATTCAGGTTAATTAGGTCCTAGTATTGCAACCGTAACCACACAAGGAACAACTTATGCAATTTACAACTACCGCGCAGGCAGTTTTGGACACTGGTGTCAAGATGCTTGTGTATGGTGAATCCGGTATGGGTAAGACCATGCTTACAGCAACTCTTCCAAGACCGTTGCTGATTTCTGCAGAGTCTGGGCTTCTGTCTTTAACACCGAATAACATTGCTCGTGTGTTTGGTGAAAATAGACCAGATATCTGTTACGATATTCCAACCATTACGGTTGAAAATATCCAGGATGTGGAGCAGGCTTATGTTTGGGCGACTAACCCTGCAAACAACCCTGTAGGTGAAGATGGTTTACCGCGCTTTCAGTCTCTTGCGCTGGATTCACTTACTGAGATTGCTGAAAAGTGCCTTAACAATGCGAAGCGTACTGTAAAGGATCCGCGTCAGGCTTATGGGGATCTCATTGAGAAGATGCAAACGTTGGTTCGTGCTTTTCGAGATATCCCTGGACTTAACGTATACATGGCAGCTAAAATGTCCCGTAATAAGGACGAGTTAACAGGTATTACGTCTTATGGTCCTTCTATGCCTGGTGCAAAATTAGGTCCAGAATTACCATACTTTTTTGACGAAGTGTTCAAGATTAGTGTTGGTAAAGACCAAAATACTCAAGCAGATTTTCGTTATCTGCTGACAAGACCAGATCTGTCAAATGTATGTAAAGATCGTTCTGGTTCGTTAGAACAGATGGAATATCCGCATCTCGGTGCAATCATTAACAAAATCAAAGGGGTACAATAATGGCCGGTTTAGGAATGCAATTTAACGCTGGACAGCACGCAGAGCGTCAACACAACAGCTTGATGCCCGCTGGTTGGTATGTTGTTCAGATCGTAAACTCTGAAATCAAACCGACTAAAACTCCAGGCGGTGCGCGTCTGAATCTTCAGTTTAAGATTATGCAGGGTGATTTTGCTGGTCGTGTAATGTTTGGTGGTTACAACGTCAAGAACGCGAACCCTGTCGCTGTACAGATTGCAATGGAAGAACTGGCAGAGCTGTCCCGTGCTGTTAAAGTTCCAGTCTGGAACGATACTGAACAACTGCACGGTATTCCGTTTAACCTGAAAGTGAAAGTTCGTCAGCAACCTGGCTATGAGCCAAACAACGAACCTCAGATTTATCAAGCAATTGATAATATGGAAGGTGTTGTATACGCAACTAAGGCGGATATGGCTAACCTGCCTAAATCAACTCCGGCAGCGGCAGCACAATCCCCAGCATTTGGTGGCGGTGCGTTCGGTGGTGCTCAGCAACAACAGCAGCAACCGCAGCAGCAGGGTTTCCCGGGCGCATTTGGGCAGCAGCCGCAGCAACAGCAGCAACAACCTCAGACTCAGGGGTTCCAGCAGCCGCAGCAGCAACAACAGCCGCAGCAGCCGGTACAGCAACAGCAGCAGTCTGGAACAGTTGATTTTAACAGTGCTGCGCAATCTCAACCGTGGGCTACTGGTGCGCAGCAGCCGCAGCAACAAACCACACAGCAGCCTAACTGGGCAACTCAGCAGGTACAGCCTGGAGCAGAGCAACCGCAAACTCAAGCTCAGAACACTGGTACTGCTAACCATGCAGAACCTGAAGTCCAGGACGATATCGCTAAAGCAGCTCAGACCAAGACTCCACCGTGGAAACGTTCCACTGAAGGCGATGACGCTGCACAGTAATTAAAAATCATGTTATAATAAAGCTCCTCCGGGAGCTTTATTTTTCTATATAGGACTATGATATGCCACATTTTTATCCTGCTACTAAGACAATGGAGTTATTCAATGACTGTATTGAACGAGATCAAGGATCCGCTTACAGAGTATGGCTCGGAAAAGTATTACCGCATATTGAAGACGCATATCGGGAGGGAGATGGCGGATTCCGTTCGCATCTTGGGATTAGTCTTATCGGGCAAGAGTGTAGCAGAGCAATCTTCTACGGATGGCGATGGGCAACAAAACCACACTTTAACGGTAAAACCTTACGTCTATTCAATCGCGGGCATCTTGAAGAAGGTCGCTTCGTGGCCTTATTACTTACCGCCGGTATGCAAGTCATCCAGCAAGACGAAAATGGCAGCCAGTATCGAGTTAGCTATCTCAACGGGCACTTTGGCTCCGCGATAGACGGTATTGTCATTGGTTGTCCTGACATGCCGCAACCTTCTACACCAATCTTAACGGAGATGAAAACGCACAATAATGATTCGTTCAAGAAACTTGTCGTTAATGGTGTGATGGAATCCAAATGGGAGCACTATGTTCAGATGCAGGAATACATGTTGTACTATGGACTCCCAGCCGCTCTTTATATTGCAGTTAATAAGAACACGGACGAGATTTGGGCAGAGCTTGTACCGTTTGATAAAGAAACCGCAGAACGCTACAAAGACCGTGGATTTGTAATTGCACTGGCAGAATGCCCACCACCTAAAATCAATGAAAGTAAATCCTACTATAAATGCAAATGGTGTGACCACAAAGCGGTATGTCACAACAATAAGATGCCTGAAGTTAACTGCCGCACCTGTAAGCACTCTTATCCTCTTGAAGATGGAACCTGGAGATGTGCAATCAAAGTAGCTTCTGCTACTGCATACATCACCGATGGAACCGAAGGTGTATTAACGAAGGAAGATCAGATGGCAGCATGTGGTCAATACGAAGCAGCAGATTATTACGGTGAGTAAATGTTCAAACTACGTGATTATCAGCAAGAAGCTGTAAACAGTACATTGCGCTATTTCATCAAGTATGGTGAAAAGTCAGGAAATCCTGTTATCTTGTTGCCTACAGGGACTGGTAAGTCCCTTGTAATTGCTGGTCTATTAAAGACAATTCACGATAATTGGGGTAGTACCCGCATGATGGTAATTACTCACGTAAAAGAATTGATAGACCAGAACCACGATAAATTTAAGAAGTTGTGGCCTGAAGCACCGACTGGTATTTACAGTGCTGGTATGGGTCGCAAAGATAAGAACGCAATGATAACGTTCGCGGGTATTCAGTCTGTTGCAAAACAGGCTAAATATTTTGAGGACGTTGATATTATTATAGTTGATGAATGTGACCTTATTAGTCCAAATCAGCAGACAAGTTATCAGAAGTTCTTTGCGCACATTCGTGAAAAGAATCCGTATCTAAAGATTATCGGTCTCACCGCTACAAGTTGGCGTCTTGGTTTTGGTTCTATTATCAAAGATGATTATGCGCCTAACGCTTTATTTGATGAAATCGTATTTAACGCGTGTACCGTTGAGTGCTTCAACTGGTTCATTGATGAAGGTTATCTTGTTCCGTTAGTACCACGTAAAACAAAGAAAGAGTATGATGTAAGTGGTGTTCATACTCGAGGCGGTGAATTCATTGAAAGCGAGCTTCAAAAGGTTGTAAACGATCCTGATGTAACTCGCCATTTATTAGATGATGCGATCAGTATTGCGGAAGAAGAGAATAGAATGAGTTGGCTTATCTTTTGTGCTGGTGTAGACCATGCAAAAGATGTCAAAGATTACCTCAACGAGCGCGGTATTAGTTGTGAAGTTGTAACTGGCGATACACCTAAAGCCTTGCGTGACCAGTATCTTATTGATTTTAAAGCTGGTCGTTTGCAGGCAATAGCAAACAACAACGTATTAACGACAGGTTTTGACCATCCAGGACTTGACTTGATAATTGGTATGCGACCATCTCAATCTTCCCGTTTGTGGGTTCAGATGCTTGGACGTGGTACTCGACCTGATTATGCTGATGGTTTTGATTTGACCACAACAGAGGGTCGTTTGCAAGCTATCTCCGCTTCGCATAAACAGAACTGTCTTGTATTGGATTATGCAGGTAACACAAGGCGTCTTGGGCCTATTAATGACCCTGTCATTCCTAAGCGTCCAGGGCAGAAAGGAAAATCCGCTGCACCTGTTAAGGAATGCCCAATATGTAAGACATGGAACCATGCGTCAGTTCGCTTCTGTGGTGGATTAAAACCATTCGACACAAGCAGTATGTCGCATGAAGAAATACTCTATCTGCAAGGACTAGGTTATACCATTACAAATAATAAAGCGTGCCGTGCTGGTTATTGCGGTCATGAGTTTACTTTTGAGAAGAAACTAATGGCGAGTGCTAGTACGAAAGCTATTATCAAGAATGATTTACCAGTTACTGAAGTGTTGAAAGTTGATATGGTGAGTTACTACCGCCACGAGAACAGGGGTGACCGTTCTAAGCCACCAACACTTCGTGTCGACTATCTTTGTGGCTCACAAACTATCCAACAATACATCTGCCTGTTCCATACTGGCTTTGCGGGCAAGAAAGCGCGCAACTGGTGGCGTGAGCATTGCAGCTTGGCAATCCCAGCTAACATTGACGAAGCCCTCAATGTGGTCAGCCAGCTTCGTGTACCGACGCACATTTATGTCAACTTGAAGGGTAAGTTCCCAGAAGTATTGAATAGTTGCTATGATGGCAGTGAATTCGGTAAGAAAGAAGCAACAAACGAACGTCCGGTTGTACAAATTGCAGCAATGAATGGTCTGTCCCAGTTTGGTAGCAGTTATACGAATAAGTTTGATGAAGATGAGCAGACTGATTCCCGTACGACGGTATTGCATTCTACGTCTAATCAACCTATTCTTACTGGTAACGGTAAAGAACTACCACCGGACTTTGATGACGACATTCCGTTTTGAGGCTTATATGGCAAAGATGACGTTTAGAAGTGACGACCATTCACCGGAAGAAGGTGAATGGAAGACTTTTAAAGAGTGGGAGGAATTAGGTTACGGTGTAATCAAAGGGGAAAGAGCTAAACGATTTATTCACGGTGTAGCAGTTTTTCACGAAAGTCAAGTAATCAATATTGAAGACGAGTTTGAAAATTACATGCGTGAAGAACTACGTGGAATGTATTGTGGGCCCGAATGGTGGAAGGATTAATATGTACGTCTTAGTTGATTACGATCGGATGCAGGTATTAGCCAAGCATCCAAACTTCCAACGTCTTCATGAGTATGGAATTCTATGCTGTAGCGAAAGTTCTGTAGTTCTTCCGTTAGAAGTTGAAGAACTGTATAAAGAGTTTGATGATGTGCAAATGCAACTTTTATACATCAACTTAACGGGTAATAAGCAAGGTGCTTTATATCCAAAGAAAATGATCAGTAAGATCATCCATTATTTTTTAAATGAAATACCGGAGACAGTAATAGATGCGGATGTGGCTGAACAAGCGGACTGGGCAATTGCTAGTAATAAAGAGGGTGAGTGCATGTACCGCGAAGGCAGCTCTGTTCCAGATTTGGGGGAGGAGCCTAATATTCAAGTACGGAATGATAGTTCATTGGAATCCACCATCATTGACGGCCCAACCGTACAAACAAATATGGGCATACAAGGGGCATGGACACCGACAAGAGAGCGGCAAGGTACTAGCACACCGGCAAACGAAAAACGTGCCACAACGTCGCGTACAGCCGGCACTCGCGATATTATTTTCGCTGTTGCTGACGAAATGTGGAAAGAAGCTGGTGAACCTCGTGACAAGAAGGAAATCCTTCAGCTTAGAAAACAAATGATGGATCGTTTAGAGGCACAAGGTGTGAAGCGTAATACATCAAGTAATACATTAGGGGTCTGGGTAAAAGAACGTGGCTTAAATTAATTAACTAAAATATTGCATAGTTCTTTTAGAGGGGTTATAGTGCAACCACTTAGAACGTAGTTCACAACCAATAACCACACTGTGAGGATTTAAATCATGGCTAAAGAGAAAACTCCAGAACAACTGGAAGCAGAAGAAGCTGCAAAGAAAGCAGCAAAAGAAGCTGAAGCAAAGAAAAAACGTGAAGCTGAAGAAAAAGCAGCACGTGAATTGCAGGCTAAAGTTGACGCCGCATTGAACGAAGCCACTGCCGGTTACAACGTAATCGAAGGTGCTGTGTCCGCTGTTAAAGAACAGTTTGCGACCCTGAACGAAGGTTCATTGCTGGACGAAGTTAAAGCAGTTGAAGGCGTAGTTACAGCTCAACTGAAGACCGCTAAAGAAGGTCTGAAAGCTGTCAAAGCAGCCGCACGTAAAGTTAAAGACAACGATCAGCTGAAAACTGCCGTTGCAGCATCTGAAGATCTGGTTTCTTCCATTGAATCCACTCTGAAAGATGTTAAAGGTCGTGTATCCGCTGCCCGCGAAGCCACTAAGGCCGCTGAAAAAGCTCAACGTGACGCACAACGTGCTGAGAAGAAACGTCTGCAGGACGAAGAGCGTGCTCGTAAAGCAGCAGAACGCGAAGCTAAGAAAGAGCCTGAACAGAACGGTATTCGCAAGCCTGGTGTTGGTACTCTATGCCGTGCTGCATGGGATATCTTTGACGCTGTCACCCTGGAGCTGGGCCAGACTGCACCGATCAGCTACGTTCTGCCTGTTGCACTGGACAAAGGCCTGAACGAAGCGAACGTCAAAGCGGAATACGCTCGCTGGAAGAAATATATGGGCATTACTGGTCGCGTATCCGTTCCAGTACCTGCTAATATTGCACAAGCGGCCGCTAACGTAGAAATTCCGTCTCAGAAAACTGCAGAGTAATCTGTAGATACTTCGGAAACTCAGAAGGGGCATTTACTGCCCCTTTGTTATCTTACCCCGAGGTTCAAATGTTTGCACAAGCCATTATCGCCCACCACTGGGCTCAAGCCAAATTTGGAAATCATATGAAAATTATTAATACTCAGGAACCTGAGAAGTTAGTTCGTGAACGTGGTATTCTTGACGTGCATTCCATTTTTCATACCATTCAAGGCGAAGGCCCGTTTTGTGGTCAACCTGCCGTATTTGTCCGATTAGCTGGTTGTAATCTTCAATGCCCAGGATGTGATACAAACTATACGTCCAATCGTAAGAAGATGAATCACGGTGACATCTGGCAAGAGATTGTCCGTGTCACTGGTGAAGCCAAGACTAACTTAGTTGTCATTACTGGCGGCGAACCTTTCCGTCAACCTGAAGTTGCTAATTTTATCAATTACCTTATCGATATGAAAGGTTATCGCGTACAGGTTGAAACTAACGGAACTATGCCTATCCCGCGTGAACTCAACTATAACTGTGTGGTAGTATGTAGTCCTAAGGCGGCAAAGATACACCCTAGCGTTTCCGCTCGAGCGGATGCTTTCAAATATGTAATGAAAAGTGGAAACGTCAACGAGGAAGATGGGTTGCCGTTGCAAGCACTGGATCACCGTGCAACACCATTTATCGCACGTCCGCCTGTACACTTTAAAGGTAAAATTTATCTTCAACCTATGGATGAACAGGACGACAATGCTAATAAAGCAAACGCTCAAGCTGTCGTTAAATATGCAATGAAGTACAATTACATCGTGCAATTACAGGTTCACAAGTATTTAGGTGTAGAGTGAAGTTATACATATTCAAAAACGCATGGATGATTGCTGTGGCTAATGATCATTATGCTGGTGACGGTCAACGCGCTAAAAGACACGGTATGTTCAACTAATAAGGTAAATCGTTATGAATAAGCATATTCAATTACTCGGTCAAATTGTTCCACAAAATGTGTTAAACCAGTGTCTGTTTGATGAAGACGGATTTGTAAAACATTATGTGACCACAGTTTCTCAGGCGGCGTCCAATACAGCTCTTGCATCTGTGATTCGAGAAGGATATTTAGTAGACGTTCTGAACGATATTAGCCCCGAACTCACTGTCTTTGTCGAAGGTATGGATGGAAATGATCTTATGAACTTAAAGACAGTCTATAACACGCATGTAACTGCTCCGCGTAATGCGCTTTACAAATGGCGCATTAGTGCTTCTGTTAGCGGGACACAGAAAGCGGAAGAAGTGGAAGAGATGACTAAAAATCATAAAACTTCTTCTGAAAAATTAGCTGGTATCATGGAAGATGTACTTTCGAGCGTCTTTAAAGTTGATCGTAACAAAGAAGGCGAGCCTGAACTATTCGTTAATGAAGCGTTTGTTAATAAGGATTGCGTTCAGGATATTAAAGCTCCACGTCCAAATAAATATATGCGCAAAATCAAAAGTTTTGAATCGCATGACATTAACGGTAGCCCGATTGAAATTGATGTATGGGTTGACGTGTATGATGTAATCAAAGCATTCAATGTAACCAGTGGGCCTATGCAACATGCACTGAAAAAAGTGCTGTGTGCTGGTGAGCGCGGTCATAAAGATCTACTGGAAGACCTCAACGATATTATTGCATCCGTTGAGCGTGAAATTGAAATGGTTAAGGAAGGTAAATAATATGTGCTCTATCTTTGGTGTTATTACTAACGGTCAACCTGAAAGTCTTATTATCCGTAACGACATTGAGGATCTTATTAAAGCTAGTATCAGCCGTGGTCGTGATGGTCTTGGTGTACGCTTTACGCATGGTGACCACACTATGCACCCGCAACGTATCGTTAGTGTCGGTAAGAAAACATCGCTGGAACGTCTTGTTAAAGTTGGGCGCATTGTATCTCATGCTGGAGCTATTGGTAGCTTCACAATGATTGGTAACGCTCGCGCTGAACCGACTACAGAGTGGGTCGTTGACAAGAATGAGTGGGACCAGCAACCGTATCATATGGATGGTTGGACTATTGTTCATAACGGTACTATTGCGAACGATAAAGACCTTCGTACCTATGCACTACAGACTAAGATCGATAGTGCTGCGATTGTTGAACAGTTAGCAGAATGTACACTTTCAGCAGATGAAATGTGTTTGTCTGACTTTAATTACCTGTACAGTGTGTTTCATGAAGTTGTTCGCAAATTGAAAGGTAGCTTCGCAATCCTTGCGACACATGATTCCTTTCCGGGATGTGTGTTTACAGCATGTAATTATCGTCCAATTTGGATTGGTAAGACTGATACTGGTATGTATTTCGCCAGCCAGGAAGATATGCTACCCACCCGCGCTATTAAGCAGATGTTGAAGCCTTATTCATGTAATGTGGTCACATCGACTGATGTAGGCAATGAAGTTGATCTTATTCCAAATAAGCAAACTCAACGTGCGTTAGTTGTCGCCAGTGGTGGTATGGACAGCACAGTAGCAGCTCAGATGTGTAAGTCCAATGGTTTAGATGTTACTCTAATTAACTTTCAGTATGGTTGTCGTGCTGAAACTAACGAGTTGAAAGCTATTCGTAAAATTGCGGAAGTGATGGAAGTTCCATTAGTTGAATTTCCAATCCCAATTTACGATAAAAAAGATAGCCCGTTATTTGATCAAGATGCTGCAATTGCGGGCGGTGAAGAAGGCGCTGAGTTTGCGCATGAATGGGTTCCAGCTCGTAACCTTGTGATGCTTTCTGTTGCTACTGCATACGCAGAAGCTAACGGTTTCGACTATATTGTTCTTGGTAACAACCTAGAAGAAGCTGGAGCCTATCCAGACAACGAACCTGAGTTTATTAATCGCTTTAATCAGGTGTTACCGTTCGCTGTAGGGGACGGTAAGCGCGTTGAAGTGCTCATGCCTGTAGGTAACTTAATGAAGCACGAGATTGTCGCTACAGGTCTGCGTTTAGGGGCCCCGTTGGAGCACACCTGGAGCTGTTACCGTAACGGGGATTTGCATTGCGGTACTTGCGGCCCTTGCATGATGCGCCGGACTGCGTTTAATATTAATAACGCACAAGAAGTTATTAAATACGAAAACGAGGCGTAAATGAATAAATTGAGCAGCTTGGCAAGGATGGGTATAGCCCACAAGTGTTTCGGTAATCCAATTCCTCAACAGGCTTATGATTTAATCGAAGCGGTCGAAGAAGCTATTTTGGACTTCAATCCTCAGTTGAAAGTGAATAAAGAAATTTACAAAGGCCATAAATCACTTCAAGACATGATTAAAAGTCACATATCCGTATGGCGAGATGCGTTAGAAAAACTGCATGAAGAGTCAACAGAACCGGACGATATAAGTTATTATGCTCATGAACTTAGAGCACTCGCAGAGATTGAAGCAGCAGTTAAAGTAAAGTTAGGAGAATAAAATGGGTTACGCTGTTATTCGTTCACATGAGATTTGCGCCGGGCATCGTGTTGTAGGGCATGAAAGTAAGTGTCGTCACCTTCACGGTCACAACTATAAGTTCCATTTTAAAGTTGCACCAAAGAAGACATTGTCGGAAGGTTACGTTAAGTCTGTAAGTGGATTTGCTCTAGAAGGATCCCTGGACGATGTAGGTCGCGTTATCGACTTTAGTGTGGTTAAAACTACGCTCTGCCAGTGGTTGGAAGATAACTGGGATCATAAGTTCCTGCATTGGAATCGTGATAATTTGATTGACGCTTTAAAAATTGCAGCAAGTCGCCCGAGTTGCCCTCTGGAACATGAAGACCATGAGCATTTCTTAAACTCGTTGGTAGCTTTACCATTCAACCCAACTGCGGAAAACTTAGCTGCATATATGGTTGACGTAATTGGCCCTCAACTACTTGACCAATATGGTGTTGAATTGGTAGAATGCACCATTGAAGAAACGTCCAAATGCCATGTTAACTATTGCAAATAATTGACCACACAAGGAAACTGCAAACCATGAATGAATTTACAAAGATGACAAACCGAGCAGAAATTTCGCACAGTATTGAAAAGATTTTAAAGTTGATTGAAGGTGGCGATGACTTGCGTGAAGGTTTAGTAGAAACTCCAGATCGTGTAGCTAAGGCTTATGCTACATGGTTTGGGGGTTATTCTGTCGATATCGCATCCCTGTTCAAGACATTTGAAGATGGTGGGGAAAACTGTGATGAAATGGTCATTGTCCGTGATATCCCTGTCTACAGTCATTGTGAGCATCATATGGCTCCTATTATTGGTCATGCGGTGGTCGGGTATGTCCCGAATGGAAAAATTGTTGGCCTTAGTAAGTTATCTCGTGTGGTTGATGCTTTTGCTCGACGTTTGCAAGTCCAAGAACGTCTGACTAATCAAATTGCGGACGCTATCCGTGACCATTTAGAGCCGAAAGCTGTGTGCGTCTACATCGATGCAAAACATATGTGCATGGAGTCGCGCGGTATTAAACAGGTATGCGGAAGCTCAACTATCACTAAAGCATTCCGCGGACGTACTGCATTGGGTGATGGTGTATTACCGGACGTAACTGGTGACACATGGCGTCGGGAATTTCTTGAAGCGTGTAAAAAGTAACTGATTTGCGAATCATACATTATCTTTAATATAATAAGCGCCTACGGGCGCTTATTTGTTAGGTGAACAATGCACAGACAAGATATCAACTATACCTTTCAGATTTATATGGCTGCCGTATATACGAACAGCTATAAACCAGGAATGAACCGCTATGTCAAACTCAACGAACAAGAAAAACGTGTTGTCGAGAATATTCCAAACATTCTTGAATCCTGGCACTACGTTGGAAAACAATCCTATGTTGATGCCATGCGTGCCGATGGGGCCAAGATATTCCTCGACTCAGGGGCGTTCTCAGCCTACACTTTGGGAGTTACGTTATCTGTTAAAGAATACTGTGATTACATCCAACGAAACATAGATATCATCCGTGTAGAAGATGGTTCGCTTATGGCTTCTGTACTCGATGGTATTGGAGATCCACTTCAAACGTGGCGCAACCAGGAAGAGATGGAAGCTAGAGGTGTAAGACCTTTACCATGCTTCCACGCAGGCGAACCTTTTGAATACCTGGACCATTATGTGCGAAATTATGAGTATATCACGCTCGGTGGTCTTGTTGGAGCAAGTACACAACAACTTCAGGTATGGTTGGACAGGGTATGGGATAAACACCTTGTAGACGGTAGTGGGCGCGCTAAGATTAAAGTTCATGGTTTTGGTATTACGTCCCGCCCGCTTATGGAGCGTTACCCGTGGTACTCCTGTGACTCATCCTCCTGGATTCAATCCGCGGCGTTTGGTGCTATTGAAACTCCTAAGTGGGGTCCAATGCAGGTATCCGAAAAGTCACCGTCACGCCACTATCAAGGGCAACATATCTGTAATCTTTCAGAAATAGAACAAAATAACGTTCTGCGCTACTTAGAGGAGTCAGGTTTCACATACGAACGACTTTCAACGATATACGAATCACGCGCTGCATACAATTTATGGGCGTATGGTGTGGTCAACGCTATGATTCTTGCTAACCACAATGGGAAGTTCAACGAACGTCTCCAGGATTTATTTGACGAGTAAGGTTACTTATGGATTTACTTGATGCTTTAAAGTTTGTTCAGGGTTCTGTAGCTAAGAAAGAACTTCAGGAAGGTTTAACTCACTTCCGTATTGTTGATGGTACTGTGCGCGGGTTCAACGGAACTATTTCATTGTGTAGTCCAGTGCCGCTGAATATTGACTGTACACCTAAAGCTGAACCAATGCTCAAGGCTATTGCAGCATGTGACGAAGCTGTACAGATGACAATGTTAGCGAACGGCAAGTTGAGTATTAAGTCTGGTGGCTTTAAGGTCAGTGTAGATACTCTTCAGAAACCAACTGCACACGTAGAGCCAGAAGGAACAATTCACGAAATAGACGGTCAGCTTTTTCTCAACGGTTTAAGCCGCGTAACGCCGTTTATAAGCGACGATGCTTCCCGCCCGTGGTCTTGCGGCGTGCTGGTAAAACAGGGAAGCATGTACGCGACCAACAACGCTAGTATTATACAATATTGGTTCGGTGCTGTATTCCCTGTAGATTGTGTTGTGCCACGTATGGCCATCAAAGAATTATTGCGTATTAAAAAGCCACCAGTAAGAATTCAATGTACAGATACAAGTATGACGTTTCACTACGAAGACGGTTGCTGGTTGCGTACACAATTGCTGGAATTAAAGTGGCCTAATATTGATAAGATAATTGAGCGTACAGAAAATGGGTCCAACGTTTATACGCTTGATACTGAGCTTTTTAATTGCTTAGAAAAGATAAAACCGTTCTGTGAGCGAGATGGGCGTATTTACATGGAAAATGGTGTTGTACGCACACATTACAACGAGCTGGATGGTGCTAGTGCAATGTTCCGTGAATCTAAGTCAATTGGCGTGTATAATATAGATCTTATTATGCAGTTGAAAGGACTTGCAACGGATTGGGATGCTTCTCGTTTCAATGAAAAGGACGAAAGGGGTCTTTCAACTCCTATTATTTTTTATGGTGAAAATCTACGTGGGGTAATTGTAGGATTTCGTCTATGAGAAAAGATGCTATTGGTTTCTTTTGGGAGGATTTACCTCCCGCTAAGAAAGAGAAGAAACAGAAAGTAAAACGTCAACCAGTTGAAAGGGTATGGGAGCGCCCGGACTACCTTCCAGGTCTTGATGCAGCAATGCGTTTTGCAGCTAATGATCCGCGTATGACAGACGGTGAATTAGTGGAGATGTATTTTGCACAAGAAACGTTCGTATACGATATTGAATGTTATAAGAACTATTTTCTTGTGGCGTTTAAAGGGGTTAAGTTCGGTAAGGTTTATTATCTAGAAATGACTGCCGGTCAGACACTTGACACGGAAAAATATGAATGGATAATGAAGAACTTTCGTACTGTTGGTTTCAACTCAAGAAACTACGATAATACGATGACATTCCTTGCCATTGCTGGTCTGACTGTTGACAAGCTAAAAGAAGCAAGTGACAGGATGATCCAGGAAGAGTGGGCTCCGTGGGATATTCTTAACAGTTTTGGTGTAAAACAATTCTGGATTGACCACATTGACGTTCAAGAAGTAGCTCCTGGCTTCGGTTCGTTGAAGCTGTATGGTGGCCGTATGCACATGCAGAAGCTCCAGGACTTACCATTCCCACCACATTGGGCGTTATCTGTAGAACAAATTGCTATTGTGCGCTTCTACTGCATTAACGACCTTGATACAACAATGGCTCTGTTTAACTCCCTGGAAGAGCAGATCCATCTACGTGAGATTATGAGTGAAGAGTATAAAGTAGACCTTCGCTCTAAATCCGATGCACAGATTGCAGAAGCTGTAATCCGCCACGAAATGAAGGAAATGTTGGGCTTCGTACCACAGAAGGGTATGGTGGAAGTTGGCAGAACCTTTAGGTACAATCCTCCAGTGTGGTTAGGTTTCCAAACGCCACTAATGAAGTCCGTATTTCAGGTTGTGCTTGATAGTTACTTCCGAGTCGCAGAGGATGGTAAAATTAAGCAACCATCGACAATGAACTCTCTGAAGTTTACAATCAACCAGACAACTTACAACATGGGTATCGGTGGTCTGCACTCGTGCGAAGAGTTAATGGAGATTGTACCGTCTGAAGATGAAGAGATGTGGGATGCTGACGTAACGTCATACTACCCGATCTGTATTATTAACCAGCAACTGTATCCTGAGCACCTGGGCCCACGCTTTATAGATATCTTCGTTAAGATCGTAGAACGACGTATTGCAGCTAAGATGGCTCATGACGATAAGACTGCACAAACTCTTAAGATCGTTATTAACGGTTCTTATGGTAAGTTTGGTTCACCGTTCTCTATTCTGTATGCACCGCATCTTATTATTCAGACTACACTGACAGGTCAGTTAGCTCTGCTTATGCTCATTGAAACACTAGAGCTTAACGGTATTCAGGTCGTTAGTGCTAACACGGATGGTATTGTTATTAAGCCTTGCAAAGCTAAGAAGCAATTAATGACAGATATCATTAAGTGGTGGGAAGAAACAACTGGCTTTGAAATGGAGTTGAACCAGTACCTGCGCCTTAACTCTGCAAACGTTAACAACTACGTTGCAATCAAAGCGGATGGTAAAGCCAAGCGTAAAGGTTGGTTCGCAGAGACGGGCCTTGCTAAAAACGCAGAAGGTGAAATCATTATGGATGCTGTGGTTAATCTCCTCCGTGACGGTACACCAATTGCTAAAACTATCACAGAGTGTCAGGATATTCGTAAGTTTGTTTGTATCAAGACAGCTAATGGTGGAGCTGCGTGGAATAGTGAGCCGTTAGGCAAGGTTGTTCGCTGGTATTACACAAAAGAAGAAGTACCTGAAATACTGATAGTCAAGAGTGGTGGACGTGTTGGTAAGACAGCAGGGGGTAAACCTATGATGGAACTCACTGACCAGTTACCGCCAGATCTCAACCACGAAGTGTACATAGCTAAAGCGGAAAAATTGCTGGAAAAACTCGCATACGCCGCTTAATAAAATATGGGCCAATACATTTGTACTGGCCCACAATGAAATGCCCTAAAATGCCGTACGTTGCCTCTACTTATTCTGGAGACTCAGGCCAGATAATATTCTGTGGATCATTTTCGTTTATACGGTTGACAAGTACGCGAAACTTTCTCCATGAATCCAACATTGAACTTTCTTCGTCAGTAGCTAGATCATAAGTCACAGCATCTTGTAGGATACTGATTTTATAATCTGCTAAGTTAAGAAGATCCGTTTTGTGTTGTGTTGCATCAGTAACCAACTTAGCGTGTTGTGCGTCCGGATCATCTACCCACATATCACCGTTCCACTTCATATGCTCGCCGTTGGGAGTGATATAGGTTACATTATCCGGGAGCGATCCTATTGTGGTTATCACTAAAGGAAGTCCTGTATCTTTATCATATACAACTTTCCCTCGATGGTCCTCACGTAGGATCCATACCTGACTTTCCGGTTTAAATACTGCCACATGATTTTCTGGAGCCACTGGAGGCTCCATATCAGTACAACATGCCGGAAGACCTGTGTTGGCTACAACATATGCTTCACGGGTTCCCACATATTCGCCCGTATCATTGGAGTAGTCGTACACAGTTACAGTCTGGTCTTCATTACTCATTTCAAAAGACATTAAGCAGCCCTCACAATATAGTTGAATGCAACGTTCTTAACAGTGTTTTCTGTGTTACCAGTTGCGTTAACTGTAACACCGTGGCTGTGCGAACCTAAAGCGACTGTATGACTATGAGCACCTATACCTACAGTATGTGTATGGGCACCAATACCGACAGTATGTGCGTGTGCCCCTGCAGATGCAGCAGTGCCGGACAGCGAGTGGGTATGAGCACCATCTGATGATGTCTTCCCTGCATTACGAGCCGTACCTGCGCCGGATGCCTGTGTTACAACTGGTACGTTTGTGACTGAAATCTGGGTATAACCGTTAGGAAAGAGTGAAGTACTATTAGAATTCGCATATGGTCCAGAACTCCGGTGTTGGTGCCCGCCTGCACTATTTGCTGTTCCGCTAATACCATGTGTATGCGCACCAGTATTATTACTCGTCTTAGTACCGTAGTCGAAACTACTTGTCCCTTTAGTACCGTAATCAAAGCTAGAAGTTGTCTTGCTTCCAAGATCGACAGATGCAGTAGACGCAGTGTGAGTATGTGATTTCACACCATCAGCTTCTGTAGAAAGTACGTCACGACCGCTTGCTGGTTTACCTTTGATAGTTTGACCACGCATGTCCGGGAGTACACCCGACGGGTATGCAGCGGCCAGTTTCGGGTATGCAGCTTTATCGAAAGGCTGACCCTGCATGACAATGTAACCGGACGGAGGTGTATCTGTAGGCCACGGTAATGGAACACCTACAGGTAAACTTTCACCAGCCGGAGGCGGGTTCTTTTTAGTGTAAATTTGATCCCAATCTTCTTCGAAACCATAACCATCACGCGATGTACGATACCAAAGACCACCATTCCTATATGTAGCTCTTATCTGCAAAGAAGGTGTCGAGGAGCCAGCATTTTGATAGTAATGCACTACAAGATCCGAGCTACCCTTTCTCATATGATTATAGACACCAGATATAGCGTTCCATGGGACGCTGTTATTGTCTATATCATCTTCTACATTAATAATACCTGTTTGTCCTAACGCAAACGCATTCACGTTTCTAGGTGGAATCGATATATCTCCACTACCATCAAAAAGCACATTGGCAATCCTACGTGCTGTCTGTAGTTTGGTGGCAGTTGCAGCGTTACCAGTTGTGTTCTGATTACCCTGAATGTTAACGCCTGGAAGATTGACGTCAGCAGTACCGTCGAATGAGGCGCCACCAATTTTACGCGCTGTTTGTAACTTCGTGGCACTGGATGCGTTACCATTCACACCTTGACCAGCGTTCAATTTAGTACCGATGGTAAACTCACCAGTAGCGTTATCAATCATAAATGGTCTTAAATCGTTCCAACCACCGTATTGATCGCCTTTAGCGGTAAATAAGAGATAGGTCTT